CATTTAGATCCGTTGATCCATCAAAGAATACAAAGGGTACTGTAAAGGCTGTTTGTGTTGCACCTGCGTTTACAGTATAACTTATTCGTGGTGTGTTTGCACTTAAAGCTATTGTCATAATTTTTCTTTTACCTCTTTTTTAAATAAAAGTCTATTAATATCTAAATTTCTCTTGTTTTCCTAATGCTCTTAGATCGTCATCTAATCCTATTAAACTTAATACTGGAACATTATATGAGATCTTTTTCAATCCTTCTTCTGTACGATCATTAGCTAAATCGTTAGCACCCATTACCCATTCCCTTACCATATTAGGTGATGCACCTGCAAATCCAAATGCTGTATCCCAACCAGTTGCTTTATATCTGCCTTTAAGCCAACTCTGATCAGGATCATGTAATCCTGAAGCTGTTGCTACATTTAAAGCATGATAAAATAAATCAGAATAAAGACCTGTAACACCACTATGATCCACAACTCTCATTAACAATTCAGGATAATCTTTGTTTTCAAACCACCAGTCAGGTTTCTTTAAAGACAACGTAACATAACTCATACCTAGTAATGCCATCATACCTGATAGTCTATGTTGTTTTGCAGGATCAATTAAAGCACCTAAAACTCTTCTATGTGCAGCAAATGCAAAATTATAAAACTGAAATGGCCATGCCATAGTGCCTGATTCTAATCTTGCGACTGGATATGAAAATGAACCATCAGATCTTTTGCCTACTGATGCACGAGGATCAGGTTCAATCCCCATCTTTCTCATATAAGGCAGCCATTTCTTATAAATAAATCCGTCCATAACTGTAGGTCTATCAAATGCAGTTGCATGAATGATTGTATTACGAGCAGCAGTATTAAAATATGTACTAACACTTTGCTTTAGTTCTCTATCCAACTTTGTTTTTGTAGACCAACCTTGTATATTTAACAAAGGCATACCTGAATCTGTTTCCTGCCAAGCACCATTATTAAACATTCTCTTAGCTAACTTTTCATCAATACCATATCTTGCCAATTCTATTATATCTAATTTCTTTATAGTCCCATCATTATAAGATTTTAATTGTTTATAAAACTTTGGTATTCTTATTGCTGAATCAATTAACTTACCAACACTTGTAATAGGTGCTAGACCATTAGCTTTATAAAACCAATTCTCTGCTGTTTCCAATGTCTTTTCTACTCTACCAACTTGCAAAGGTCTAAGATTATCATGTAACATTCTGTGATGTGCAGTAGGTCTTATCATTTCAAGACCTTCACCCATATGCATTAGATCTGTAGCATTAGCTTTCATCTTAGAAAAGTTACCATCTAAACCTGATACTATTCCTTTAAAGACTCTACCAAAACCATGCTCAAATATAGGCATAGCTAAAGTTTCAGTTAAAGAACTTATACCTGCACCATACAAATAACTCATACCTGCAACACGCTTAAGGTTTCTAGCAAACTTTGTATCTGCTCTCTGTGGATCTCTGACCATCTGACCTGCAACTCTTTCAAAATCTGCTACAAAGTCTGACTTAATTTCTGCTATTTGTTTATTAGTATATCCTTCACCTTTCATGCGTACTTCAAAGCCATCTAGTAATTCATCAATGTCTACATCACCGAATCTTTTAGCAAACTCAATTCTAAATCCCATCTTCTTTGCATACTCAGTCATAACTTTAGGATCTTTAACAATAAAATTAATCACCTTCCACTCAGGTATATTGGTAACACGCATCATTAAATGCTTACCTTTACCTATACCTGTACCATAATCATAGGCATCATCACCTCGTTCCATAATAGAATCAACTACTTCTTCAGCGTACTTTCTAGCATTCTCTTTACCAACAGCGTTATCAAAGATTCTTACATCATCATATCTATTAGTAACATCATTCCATCTAGTAACTTTGCTTTGATCTAAAAAATGTTTTGTAAATATTTGAGTTAATTCTTCTTGTGCTTCAACATCATTAACCAATAATTCTTTATTATAATACAACGGAAACTTATAGTTCTTTCTTGTAGGTGTGTATTCTTCATAAAATGTAGTTTTCTTTTTAGTTGCTTCAAGATTCATCTTAAGTATATTCTTAAATACAGGATCTTTTTCTACCTTAATACGTCTTTCATAATCATTTATCTTAGCTTGTAGTTCTTTAATGTTAGCTTTTATCTGTGTTCTATCATGGAATAGTTTAGAATCTTGTCCTCGTTGATCTATATCTCTTACAAAATCATCTAGTCTTTGTATGCCTAGTTTTTTAAACTCAGGTAAATCATTGTAATATTTTTTATACCAAGAAGGATTGCCTGATAATATACTCAGTTCAATAATTTCTTCAGCAAATTCTCCAAAGGTAGGTGTCTTTGTTTCACCAGTATATGCATTAGGAGAAACTGTTTCAGGATCTTTACCCATATATCGCTGATACTTAACAACATTACTTCGATAATCTAAGCCACCAATAGTTCCTGTTCCCTCCATATTTGTAAGTTCTTTGTTCCATAACTTACGCCAGTATTGTTCTACCTGTAACCCAAATGCACCATACTCAGTTTGTGCCATATCAATAGATTGAACTCCCTCACCTTGAAAGTTCTTTTTAAGTGGAGTAACACCATTATGTGCTATTTTTATATGGGCCTCTCTTACATAACTAGGTGCTTCTTTTACATTATTACCATCTTTGTAAGTAAGTCTTTGTAGTTTCTCAGCAGGTATAAATCTGCTAATTAAAGTAAACTTATCTAAAGGAAGTTTAGCTAATCCCTCATTAGAAACACCTTCTTCTCTTAGCTTTCTTATTTCCTCTATGTCATTAGATGCACCTAAAGGATCTTTTCTCGATCTAATCTTAGTTGCTATACCACTAAAACTATTTGCTACACCTCTAGCACCACCACCAAGTAAGCCTGAGAAAGCTGTATTAGCTGCGACATTAGCTGTAACTTCTTGTGCAGTACTGAATGGATCAAAAGGGGCCCTTAATAATTCACCTGTAATACCAAAGACACTACCTACTTTAGCAGTTTCATATCCTACACCCAACGCACTTCTTGCTGACCATGCTGCTTTAATTCCAGTATTAAAAACTGGCATCATAAAAGCAATGTTTAATGGATCAACAACACCTGCAACTAAAGCACCACCGAATCCTGATCTATCATAGACAGCCCTGTTTTGTTCTATTGCTCTTACGCTATTAAGTATATAATCATAGTGTTCATTATTCTTAGCTCTTGATAATTCTTCTGCATATATATATGTGTTGTCTGATTCCATACGTTGTTTAAAATCAAATGCTCCATCTTCTTCTACGTCCATAAAACTAAATAATTCTGTTGTTCTGTTTGTAATAGGAAGCCATTGATACTTCAGCCCTGACATAAAACTTTGTCCGAATGTAGGGTCTGTTGTCCCTATATTATCTCGCAATGATAAATGAATTGGATTAAAATCAGTAAAGTTATCTGACTGAAATCCCTTCTTAAAATCAACTGGTCTGAATAATATTTCTGACATTATCTCATTTCTTTTTTAATTTTATTAATAGTTTGTTTACCTTTATTAATAACTTTCTTACCTATGACCATACCTCTGTCGAATATATCTGGTCTGTTCTCTGAATAATACCCTAGAAGTTCTGCTCTATCATATATTCTAAAGTTACCACCTGAACCCAAGTTTTGAAATTGAGTATTTAATATGGTTTCTCCTGTAACAAATAAGTTACTCATGCCTTCTTGTGCCTCAGTATTAAAGTTATATAAAAGATGAGAGCCTGCCATCATAAAATGATAGTCACGCTTCTTAGCATTAGTTGTTCTTAGTCCTGCACTAACTTCTTTCCAATATTTTTTAAACTCACCTGCACCATATCCCATTTGATACGCATGATCCATCAATGCCTTTTGTCTGTCTTCATGTAAGGTTGTAAAGTTAGGGAATTGTGTTGTAAACTTATCATATAAGCCTAACATTTTATTTCTAAATATAAGTTGTGACTCTTCTTTAGTTATTGTTACACCTTGATTCTTAGAATAATCTTGGATTTCATCTAAAGATATTTGTCCTGAATCGTATTTTTTTAAAAGTGTTTGCAGTTCTTTTATCTTAGCTTGACCAGTTGTACTTATAATTGACATATCTTCTGCTGTAAGAAATCTAATATTAAATCCTGCACCTATTGATATTGTTGCATTTTTACCAACTCCATCTCTATAACCATATGGATTAAATCCCTCTTCTTTACTTACATAGCTTAATACTTCAATGGAATCATTTACTATATCAATAGCAACTTCTTCATTAAAATGTTTTTCAATAGCTTTTCTTGTTTCAGGAGAAACTTTATTATCATTTATTACTTCATTATAAACATACTTCCATGCAGGATTTTGTGTACCTTTACTGCCTAATTCAGGAAAGTTGTTTGTTATATTTTCTGATGTAACATCAAAGTTTTGTTGATCAAAGAAACCTAATATCTTTTTTAAACCAAATGTAAACATATTCTCTTCAGGTACATTTACTGTTTGGTCAACATCTTCTTCTTGTAAAGGAGTGTTTGCTTTATATCCCTTAGCTATTAGAGCATCATCAAGTACAGGATTAATACCATAGTATTGTTCAGCTATGCCTCTGATCTCCATAATATTAGAAGAGGCATTTACTGTATTTGTTAGTTGATTTATATTATCTTTTGTTAATGCAGTACTTCTATAATTCTTTGCAAGTATTTGTTTTTCCTGTTCTTTTAGATTTACTTCTATTGCCTTATCTACTGTCCGTGTATTTATCTTTATATTCATACCATCAAATCCCTTAATAGGAATCCTATCTTCATCAACCAATGTCCAAGTCATGCTACTGCCACCTGCATTTCGATAGTCAGGCATGAACTTTACATTACCACCATCACCTGCTCTCATCTGTTCCATTTCTACTGAACCAGTATTCATTTCAACAACAGGTGTAAATGTACGTCTTGTTTCAAGTAAATCATTCACATGATCAATAAAGAAATTTCTTGAAGTTTGATCTTTGTAATGACTTTTATAAGAAACATTTGTTCTTCCACCCAACCTATTACCAAATAGCTGAAAGGTGTCTTCGCTTTCCTCGTGCAAATTTACAAATGTATCATTTAAAACTTCAATTATATTGTCTTTAGAAAAGTCAACTGACTTCCCAGATACATCTTTAATCTTACCTGCAAATAGTAAAGACTTAACAAATGGAAAAAACTCTTGATGAAACTGTTTATCTATATCTGTTTCTTGTAATAAAGCATTAATAACATCTGCAGGTTTAGTTGCATTTAAACTAAATTGCTCATTATATTGCATAATCATTTTGTTTGCATTTTCAGAAGTTTCAGGTGACATAGATGCAATTTCAAATGCAGGTAAAATGTAATCAGACCCACCTATATCTGTTATCTTTTTAATAATAGCAAACTTTTTTTCTATGTCATTGTACTTGTTTGGGTATCTGCTAGATACAAAACCATTAACATCTTGTCGTTTAGATATTACGTTCCATGTATTTAATAGTTTAGCAGCTATTGTTTGCCTTGATCTCTCAGGCATTCCTTCAAACATTGCCATTACATTTGAATTGTTAAAAGCCTCAAACAAAGATGTAGGTAAAATTGTAGATGTTTTTAAATCAGAAATAAACTTTTCATATTTATTTTGATCCATATTGACTACACTTGCTATATCTATTGAGCCATGTGTAAGCTCTAAACCTGCTTGAAAGTCTGACCTACCTGATTTGCTGTTAGTGTGAAAACCCCCTGATTCTATTTTATTAGCACTATTAATAGCTTTAATAGACTTGGATAGCTTTTCATTATTAGCTGATGCATCACCTGCAAGGTTACTTAATCTGCCTGAAATAGTAGCTGTATCTGAATATGTATAATCAAATCGTTTTTTTAAACCTTGTGCCTCTAATATATCTGCTTCTGTTATTGTATTATTAGATAATAATAGATAGGCTTTTTGATCAGAAGTTATAGTGTTTCCTTGAAATGCCATCTCTAGTATTTTAATTGCTTTATCATCAGTAGGATTTTTATCTACAATAGATTGCAAAACACCTAAAGAAGAATTAATCCTCATCTTTCTTTTTAATTCTTTTATAGCAGGTGCAGCTAATCCATTAGGTTTACCCTTTAAAGATTCAATCCTAGCATTAATTTCTTTTTCTGTTTCAAGTATATCTTCTTGTAGATCAGTTCTTGTTTCTTCTGCATCAACACCTGATGTAGAAATACTTGATGAATTATAATATAAGCCTTCTAGTTCTTGTATTTGATTATCAATAACTATCTTTTCATTTTCAGAAGCTACTCTATTTTCTTGATTTATCTTATCATTAAGTATTTTATTTGAATGCAAGACTGCTTGATTTTGTACCTTAGAAAGAAACGCAGGAATAAACTCTCCCATATCATTTTCTCTAAAAGAATTAGCGTGTCCTTTTATATATTCATTGGCTGCTAAATCAAAACCATCTTTATCAAAATTACCATTAGTTGTATATTCAGCATGAAGTTCTGATAACCTAGCCTTTGATTTAATTAAAATATCATTACCATATCTTTCACGAAGAATTGCATTACCTTTAGCCTCACCTACAGCAGTAAAGTTAGGCTTTTCAAATGTAAGTTTACCTTCTTTATCTCGCAATGCTAATGTATTTGCTTTGTCTATATCACCACTAACAGCATCTTTTCTAGCTTCTTCCCAAAAGATTTTTTGCATGGAGTTACCAAACTCAGCCACAGACAGACCTAGTTGCCTTGCACCAGTATCAGCAGCAACTACACCTACAGGTTTATTCATAAATGATGTACGTTTTGATTTTATAAATTCTACCATATTATGATACCTGACTTGCTTGAAATCCACCTGAAACTAATGAACCAAATGCTTTAAGTCTATATGCTTTACTTAAATTACTAGCTTTAACTTGAGCCATTTGTGCTTGTTGTGCATACTTTGATCCTTCAGCTAAGGCTTGATAGTTTGCTCTTTGTATTGTTTGCATATTATCTTTATCTGCTTTTTTCATTAAAGCATTAAGACTTCTATCTGAACCTGCATCTCTTCCTGATACACCTGCAATACTTCTGTTTGTACTTTTAAAAGATTCTAGCTGTTGCATGATTGCATTGTGTTCTTGCAATGCTTGTAACTGCCTAATCTTTCCTTGAGTTTTAATATTACGAGCAGTTAATGCACCTTCCATCTTAGCTGCTTTAGCTGCTTGTTGATAACCCATAAAAGATACTGCTGTTGATGCTACTGCTAATGCTATTGGTAATCCCATTAAAATGCTACCTCTACTATCATTCCGTTAATTTGAAGATCCAAAGGAAACGATTGCGATACTGTTACTCTTGGATCACGACTATACCCTAACATTCTAAACTCTTCTTTGCCTGTTACTGCAACTCTATCATTGCTCATATCATCTGTCACATTCCTTATGACAAGATCTCTAGTTGTAGATGTATCATTAGGTCCAGTAACACTTACTGCTGTAGTTTCAAATAAATCTAAAACAACTTTAGGAATCTGTCTAGGCTCTCCTGTTAATGGCCCACCTTGAATTGATGCATCTATAGGTAAAGTCTTTAGTGTAGGTGTAAATGCATAGCCAATAAATGCCTGAGTTATGCCAGTCTTAATGGTAGATGCATCTATTGCTGCACCTGCCACAGTAAAGCTACCAAGAAAGTCATTACCATTTGTAGCTTTAACGACTGCATCATTGGCAAAGTGTGATCCTAAACTACCAAAAGCACTACTACTTCCACTAAAACTATCACAAAAATCCATAGGCATATCGTCTTGAAACTCTTCTAAAAAGTATTTATTTGTTCCTGATCCATCATCTCTACCTGCTACTACAAACAATCTTTCATGTACTGAACAAATGCTATGCCATGTTCCTTGTGTATTCCACAAAGCCCAACCTGCTTTTTGATCTCCACGAACCGAATAGAATACAGCCAATGTACCATCATTATTAACTAAGAAAGCATACGACTCACTTCGATTCAATGCACCTTTAATTGATGTCATCTGTACTGGGTCTAATATTAAATGAGGAGCAAGGCCTGATACTGCCACAGATGTATAAGCTGCTTCTGAATCTGTAAATAAAAACTCTCTTAATGCACTACCAGTTTTCTGTATAAACAAAGTCGCACCATCAAATACACTAGGCTTAACAAAAGAACTTCCATACGGAGTTTGTCTTCTGATCTGTGCGTTAGCAGGTGTAACTGGTTTATCAGTTGGAGCCTGAACAAACAACTCTGCACCTGTAGTAAAGACCTGTAAATCTCTGTTTGAAACTAAATGTCTTATTGTAAATATCTCACCTACGTTTGCAGTTAAATCTAATGCATCATCATCTTCAGCATCACCTATATCAAAGTTAAAGAACTGCCCTGACTTACTCCCCCATATACCATCAGGTTGAGATAATGTACCACCAAACCATAATCTATTTTGATGAAATGTAACTGCTGCAGGATAACCTCTGACTGCTGAATAGCTTTGTTCTTGCCACTCAGTAGTTGCTGCACTTGTTACAACTCTAGGACTTCCACCACCAATAGCACTTGATGTGGCTGTAGCACTACTGCCTGCAGTAAACTCGTATGTGTTTTCATCTATAACAGTAATAGATCTAGCACCATTTATATTACTATTTGCAACTCCACCAACTGCACCTGATCTTTCAAATGTTACTGATGCTCCAGTAGCCAATCCATGTAAGGCTTGTGTTACCTGAACTACGCCACTACCTTCAAATGTTTTCAAAGAATCTATTGGTAACTGTTGTCGTAATGTACCATTAATAGTAGCTGTTACTGTTGTTGCATTTGTAAATCCAGTTATCCTGCATCTCGTTTCACCAATTAATATGTCTGTACCTACATGACCTGACACAAAATAATCGGCTGATGATGTTAAGGTTTTACCACTTCCTGTTGTTGCATTAGCAGATAGCGTTACACCTAATGGTTGAAAAGGAAAGTATGGTTGGAATATTTCATTACCATCTCTTGATTGATCAAATGCAAATGTACTTACTGCAAATGTAGTAAGAGAGGTTCTAGTCAACATTCTTATCATAAAAGTTTGATGTGCAATAAACATTACGTCACCTTGTTGAGCAAACGTAATCTCTTCAAGATAAGGTGCAGATGTTGTGTTTGCCAACCATGACTGACTTGTAATAGCTTGTATTGAAGATACTGCACCAGTACTAGGATTTATCTGAAAGATTTCTATTCTAGTATTACTAAAGGCTATTATATATTTCTCATCATCTGAAAATATAAAAGGTTCTATTCTAACTGACTGTCTTATGTTGGTTGCATGAGCAGGATTACTTCCGAAGTTCGCCCATCTTTTTGTACCTGTTCTCTTTTTCAATCCTCCTTCGGATCGTATAAAGAAGTTTCGTACTTCTTCTGCTGCGTTTGTGTAAACCTTTGTGTCTGTTCTTGATGTAAGTGATGGACTTACCTCCCCAAACTGAAAGTTATTTAATGGCACTCGCACTCTAGCCATTTAACTTCTCCTATTTGTAACGAACCTTGATGTGGATAATCTTCTTGTAGTCTGTTGTTGTGCATCAATGTTTCTAGCTTTTGCCATAAGTTGACTACCTTTTGCTTCCATTACATTCATTAATCCATCATCTCTAGCTATTGATGTAGAAAATATAGATGCCAATGCATACTGAACTGCTAAGGAAAAGTAACTAGGCCATGTGTCTTCAGTTGCTCTAAATGTATAATCAGCAATCAAAGAATCATTTGTTGATGAATCAGAGAATACTTTGTCACCATATACTGTATATTCAATTAGTCTGTCGTTAATTGTAACACCATGTAATACAAGTAAGTCACTTGGTAGTTGATGTGCAATATCAAATCTTCCAGTCGGTGCATCTGTTAATTGATTTAATGTTGCCTGCTCTGTTGCAAATCTCCATCTAGCAGAAGATAATGTAGCCCTAACTGTATCTTCATACATATTAGATGCAACTAAAGCCTCTGTACTAGCTGTATCAAATGAAGTTATAGGCTCAGAACCAATTAACACCAATGCTCTTGATGCTATATCTATTGCCGAATTTGCTGCAGTACTTGTCATATAATAAGATAAGGGGGATTGCTCCCCCTCCCTTTAGTCTGAGTCTGTTTCTGCTACAGCAGTTCCGTCTGAAACGTCAACTACTGATCCAGTATTAGATAAAACTGAAACAAAACTTGTTGTTGGTGTATTAGTGTCCATCACTATAATAAGATCTCTAATATTCAACATACCTGCAGCACTATTAAAATAGCCTGCACTATTTACTGCTGCAATCGCATCTGCTGTTTGATATATAAAGAGTTGAACACCACTAGCACCTGCCATTTTATGAAGTCCACTTGCTGCGTAAGCCATATTAATATCTCCCTATGTTACGAGTTGTTATCAAGGACTTCATAGATTCCGTTGTCATCTATAACAACAGCACCCATTGACATCATTGAGGTTGCTAAGTGAGAAACTTTCTCAGGAACATAATTTAACTCAGTAGTTACATCAGCACCAATACCAAGACCTACTGATGTAGTATGGTAGGCAATATTTTTACCTGCTGTAATTGCATTAGTTGAGAAAATTTTGAATCCTAAAAACTCTTTCATGGACATTCCACCTGCGAATGGTAGATTCTGTTCACCAACAAAGTCTGAACTTGCAAACTCTGTGATAAGGAATAAGTCAGCATATCCTTTAGGATTCATTGCTAAATATCTTCCACCATCTTCAGGTATGTTTGCAGCACCCATAGTTTCAAACAATGATAGTAAGTCTGCTTTTTCCAAAGCTGAACTTGTATCATGTATCTGAGTTGAGTTTGCACCTGCGTCCATTGCTGTGTAAAGCAACTCATCTGTCTTTCGACCTAGAGCAGCAGCAGCAGATTGAGCAACAGCTTGTCTTTCATCTATGTTAGTCTTTAACTCATCTAACTTATCAATGAACTCTGCAGCATAGAAGTCTTGCATAGTTACATCTACAGTTGTATGTGTTAATTCCATTGGTGTTACTTGTCCATTTCTGGATTTAGTTGTAGCAATTCCAGTACCAATCTTTTGGAAACGTACTGAGCTTCCATTCACATTGCTTACAGTACGGACAGTATTTCTTAATTTACTTCCCATTCTTTGATAAGCTAGATGAACTTCAGTTTCGAACTGCCTAATAAAGGCTGTGTCTATTGTATTAGCCATAATTAGATCTCCTGTTAAAAATTAAAATTACTTTTTCCAGTTATCCGTCTTCTGCATCATCTGGTTATCCATAAGGGCCATCAGCTTATAACAGGCTGTTCTATATCCTTTATCAAAAATTTCTTATCTTTGCAACGAATAAATCGCAATACTTGAAATCCATTTAACATTACTGGCTCTTCAAGGATAGTAAATCCTAAGAAATTCAACCAATCTATAGTCCTTGTATGGTCTGCAGGCACTACATTTTCTAGCTGATAGTATTGATTTTGGAAGTATTCAACTACTTTCTTACTCCAAAAAAGAAACTTAATTGAATGTTCATCTATCTTATATGTGCCTAACGCCCATATTTTTGCTATCATCTGTTCATAGACAGGTGTGACACCAAACATCATTGCAGGTTTACCATCAAGAATAGCAGTATATGTTTCAGCTTTATCTTCTCTAAATGCCGACATCAAAGCACGAAAAGGAGTAGCACCATGTATCATGCACTCCCTTACGTCAGAATCTCTTAGGTTATCTTGTAGATATTTAATATGTGATATGTCTGCTTTTACAATGGATTGTCCACTATAACTGCCACTACCCATAAAGTTTCTTGAAGTCATTATTCACCTGATCTACAAAACCTCTATCTCTTCTAGCAGGATCATAGTATCTAGGATCTCTCATTCTTGCTTCAACATCTTCCTGAGTTAAACCTGAAGGTATGATTGCTTGATTAGATATAGTAGTGCTTTGCATTTGTTTCTGTATATACTCTACAGCTTTAATACCTTCTGCTGAAGAACCCAATGATGCTATTGCATCTTGCATTTCTGTTGGAAAAAACTTCTGCATAAATAACTGAGCAGACTCCACTCTTTGATTTGCATTGTCACCTAACGTTTTTTTCACTTGATCTAAGTCAGGCTGTTGTGAGTCTTGAAACTCTGCAAACCTATTAACCCAATGAGAAAACTCGTCTTGAGAGTAACCATTCTCCCATGCATATTCAGCCCATTCTTTTAGTAATGGATTTGTTGCAGCCTCTTCCTCACTTAATATTTCAGGTATTTGATAGTCACCTGCACTAGCAGGACGTTGTGAAAAGGCTTCTGTTTCTAACTCTTCGGTTAATGTCTTTCTTATATCCTCTTCCTTTTGACCAATCTTTGTAGACAGTTCACCATATGACTTAGCCATATCTTCAGGTGTCTGAAACTTCTCAGGCAACCATTCAGGTCTTGCAGATGGTTCTGCTACAGAGTTAGTAGATTGGTTGAGAATCTCAGGAGTACCTTCTACTGGTTGTTCTGTAGCAGATTCTTGTGGAGCATCATTCATTTCTTTATCCTTTGTGCGTGGTTAATTCTTTTAGTAATAAGGGCAATAACATATCTCTGCCCTTCCATATGTCTTAGTTCTGAGTCAGTTATAGCAGGTCCTGCTATAGCTTCTACAGTTATAGATTTCAAATACTGCATTACACTTATACCAACTGGGGTATTGAATAATGCTAATACATCTTGAGATATTCTTTCGTCTTGTTCACGAGGTCGTTGGTATCCATCAACCCCCAAGTATTTGGGTTGGGTCACTTGGCATCTCTCCTTGCTGTTGTGATTGTTGCACTTGCTGTGCCATTTGTATTAACTGCTGTCGTTCATCTGCGTCCCTTATCAGATTATCAGGAACACCAAACTTCTTGGCTAAATACAATGCTGTTTCCTCAGATGATATAAGTATATTTAAAATCTCAGGGCCGAATGATCCTGAAACTGTTTGCAGGAATCTGTTAAGAGAAACTATGTCTTGATTAGATTGAGCCTGAGCAAGGGGAGAAACACTCCTAATCTTGACTTCTCTTCCATTGACAGTAGGCATTTCCACTCGACCCTGTTGCCTCAATATGTAGATGACTCTCTGTAAAACAGGTTGAACCATCTCAGCTTGAAGCCTGCCAAAAGCTGAACCAATCTTTCGTGATAGGTCTGCCATACGTTCAGCAACCTCTGTAGCAGAGGCAGGAGTCTTATTTGGATCGCCTAACATATCATTATATAAGGCTCTCTTTATATTATTTCTCATATCACCTAAGATAAGATTAGCAACATCAAATGATCCTGCTGCTCTAATTGGCTGTAGGCCTTGTGAATTAGGTGCTTTAGGAATGACAGTTCCAGGAACTAGGTTGATTGTATCCACATTAATTACACCATCATCATCAATCTGATAGATGCCTGAGATAGCCATCTGTGCATTTTCTAATATTAATTCTACTGTAAGGTTAGTGGTTTTGATTGCACTAAGTGCATTGACTGCAGGGCCTCTTCCATAAATTTCACCTGACGCTTTACTCCATCTAAATGCTATAAATGGATTTGAACCAACACCTTTATATATTTCCTGCATAATCATTTCTTTATCAGCCATATCAATGACCATGTAAGAATACTTCTCTTCATTAATATCATCATATAGCTTACAAGATACTTCTAGTATCTTACAATGTGCATCAGGGTATCTGTTAATTCTTTCTAATATGTTTGGAGATAACGCTGCTTTAGGATAAGCAATCATTATATCTTCATTCTTAATCATTCGTTCTCTATAAACATGATCAACCCTACCATCAGGTCCAGTATCTAAAACAACATGAGGTAATGGTATTGATTGAAAACGTATTGGGTTTACTGCATCTCCTTCAGTCACAAGCAATACGGCTGTACCTAAAGCAAGATCTATAAAGCATTCATGTATCTCTTGAGCAAAGTTAGATGTCTGTAATACTTCAAATACATAATCAGTTACTTTATCTAATGCATTATTAACATCATCTCTTTCTTCTTCAGGAACTTCCGAACCTGTAATGAAGTCGGCCCATCTTGCAAAGTTAGGAGTCAACCCTGCCTGAAGTCTTGATGCAAACTCTTGTATTCCAACAACTGCAGTTTCATCAAAGATCTTATCATCTCTTCTTTGTCCTGCAGAATAGTTTTTGAATCCCTGCCTTTGTGGTAAACAATACTCAAAGATTTCATCATAGAGTTCTTCAAACTCTCGCCTTACAGCAAGAGCCTTCTCATATCTTTGTATCATTACGTCTGCAGTTTTTTCATGCATTACTTGTCATACTCATTGTAAAAGCCAATGCCACCACCTGAACCTTTTAATAAAGATCTTCTTCCTGATCCTTTACGTTTTCTAGTAATGTTTTCTTCAAGAACATCTTGTCTTGCTTCTGTTTTCTTTACTGTTTCTTCTTCTTTAATGGCTTCTCTTTCCATTTCTTCTTCCTTCTCCTCAACTGTTGGAGGAGGAGTTCTTGGGCTTCTACTAGGTAAACACATTTAAATCTCCTTACATTCTTGACCAAAGTCCTCGTCTAGCTTGTTTAGGTCTACGATTAAAAACATCATAATCAACTTTAGCATTGAATGCTTCTATTGGTTTATTCATTCCTAACACTTGCCTTCCTTCACCTGCACCCAACATAAGATACTGCATAGCATCATGGATATGTGAGTACCTATCCTTTAAAGGTTTGTCTTCATATCGTTCACCTGACACTTGCATTCTACGATATTGATAACCACCCTCAAACCCTTTTACCAATTCTTTACACCTAAAGTCAATCAAAATTCCTGATAGACCATCAACCATTCTATTTAATACAGATGCAACTGACTCAATCCTTAGAGAAACATCATTACTATTAGTAGGTCTAGCTGTTAATCCTGCACCTCTAAGTATCTGAAATGGAGTGGTTTCATCTGTCTGTGATCTAAAGTCACCTGCAGGATCACCAAATATATTTACTTCTAAGTTACTATATCTTGTTGCAATCTCTGCCCTTAGTAATTCTGCAAACCTAACAATACCCATGTCAAAGGCTACAATCTCTTGCAGTATAATCCATCTACCCCTAACCTTTTGACCAAAGACTGCAGCAGGAGTAAGACCAAAGTCTAAACCTATATATAGTGGAACACCATCAGCTATAGGTATTTCTTCTTTAGCTACATGAGTATCATGCACAAACATATTATATACTGGCTTACCATCTTGGATACTACCAAGTCTGTTCATTACATAGACATCTATCCATGATTTAGTTTTACCTTGTACTAAGTTAGGGTAATAGCCTCCCAATATATTCTTCATATTCTCTGCTTCATTGTTTGGCTTGTATCCTGTGATAGCACCTTCTTCATCTTTTATTTCTAACATACCACTAGGCTGACTAAAGAACTGCCAGTTATCAGGCTTAACTAACATACGACTTTCTTCCTTACCAATGTGATCAGGTACAGGAACTTCGCCTGACATGATAGGCCACCAATGATCTTCTTCAGGACTATTTGTATCACAGATAACACCTGACCATGTAGCACCTCCCTCTCTCATAGATGGGAATCTTCCAACTCTCATAGTGGTTGCATCAATAATTGACTTAGGTATCTCTCTTGCCTCGTTCACCCACACGCCAGTTAACTCTAGGGAGAGCAGTTTCTTAACATCTTCAGGACGATCTAAAGCAAGAAAGATAACTTCCAAATCTAAATCAGCTTGTTTGATATGATGAGTATAAGGCACAGACCATTGAAATCTTCCCCAGTCTTCTTCAGGAAACCAGTCAAGCCAAGTCTTAATTGTTGTTGTTCTTAGTTGTGGGTTTGTGTTTCTAATGATAGCCCAACGACTTCTACGTTTACCATTATCAGATTTCTTCTGTAACAAGGCTCGTCTAAAGACTTCTATGCAACAAGCAACAGACTTGCCACTACCTACTGGACCCCTTATCCCACGAAAGAATGTTTCATTTTTCATAAACTTCTTGAGAACTTCACCATCAGGTTTGTACTTAAACGTTATCAATGTTTGTATTAACTCCGACTCGTAATAACTTATCCACAGTTTCAGGACCAATAACAGATATAAGTTTATCAGCTTCTCTGTCTGTAACAAATTCTCTAGGGTGGTGTTTTAGGTGTACTCGCTTAACAACTTCACGCAGTATGCGTCTTTCTTCTATCTTTAATGTATGTAGAAAACTCATTCTTTTATCCTATGAATAAGATCTATAGCTTCTCGTTTTGCTTGCAATCTTTTTGGGCTGTTTAGATACTTGTCTATTTCGTGCAACTGCTTTTCGTTTAGCAGCAGTAGTGGCTTTGTATTCAGAGTCCGATAGAGCTTTAATTGCTTTCTCAGGAAGATAACGTTCGCCTGTTGCCTTACTCCCTTGTGTACTAGGTTTACCACTTTTGGTTCGCCATTTTTGTTTAGTCCAAGCACGGAGTGACCTTTGTGATTTCTTTAACGCCATTTGTTATTAATCCATTTAACAGTTGCATAAATACCTAAACCCAAAAAAATATAAATGATTCCATCAAACCAAGACATCTCATGCAAGACTGTAACTAGGTCTGCAGTTATCCAATCCATCACTTACCAACTTTTTTCAAAGCCTTCTTATGAGAAGACGTAAACGACATACCTGCCATCATATCCTTTTTCATACTGGTCATATGCTTGGAAGTATGATGAACACTATGTTTCTTTAATGTTGCTTTTTGTTTTGGAGTTAATGGCTTCTTCATCTATAGCCTCCACCCTTAGCTTTATATTGTTTGGCTAACATCTGTGCTTTCCGTGCCGACCATTGTCCTGCACCACCACCTTTGCTACCTGCTTTGATCCTACGAAAAATAGCTTTCCTCATAGTCGGTTTGGTATAGTTACCTGCAGCATTAACAGCCATTACTTTTTCTTCTTAGCCATTATCTTTTTCTGTAAAGCAGCAGGCAATGTCTTTTGCTTTGCTGTCATCTTCTTCTTTGCAGGTGGTCTGCCCTTAGTTGTTCCGTATGTTCCTTTTCCCATTGGCATGGTATCGTCCTTTCCTAAGTTAATGTATTCGTAGTTACGCCTTTGCCTTATTTCTTTTACTAATTGCTCTAGCTTTTGCACGAGCATCTGCTTTACTTGAAGCACCCCATGCACGAAGCGATAATAATAATCTCGTAGGTTTTCCTTTAGCATCTTTCTCTGGCCCTCTCATGCCTGCCATTCTTGCTAGGAATGAAGCTCGTCTAGGATTGTCACCACTCTTAACTGGTGCTTTCAATGTGCCTTTCTTATATGAAGCACGACCCTTTGCGTTCAACCCTCCTTTAGGATTCTTGCCTGCTTTCCTTGTCCATGCAGGTGTCTTAGCCATTACTTACTTCTCTTTCCATGTAGTCCTCTACAGTATTTCCCATAGAAGTAATTACCAATCTTATTGAACAGTCTAAACAATTTAAAATGTATTTCAATCATAACGTACCTTTTTAAAGAATAATGTTTGTTGAGGAGGTGTTGTAGAGTAGACCTCTCACTTTTTTAACCCCTACCCCTTATCATAGTAAGTAGTAGCCCTAATCTGACGTTTCTATGTACTACACCAACTATCATGTCAGATCTATACTTACATTAATATTACCACTAACTAAATGCATTGCCTTATCTACTGGCTTGTATCCTGCTCGATCCAGTATGTCCTTGCTTGCCTCTAGCTGAACGTACTCACTCTTAGCACTACTTGCTAGGTCTAATACCTTACGAGAGGCTATCGTAGCATTCATACCTATACTTTCTCTAATCCTCATTTGCATATACTCTTGTACATGAGGTAATCGCAATGTCTTACTGGCTGTCACTCTTCCTGATTCACCTTCAGCATATCCTGCTTGTCTTGATGCCTCAATTACACTACAACCACTTGCTACAATCGTATCAACTAATACTGTTTGTTTCTTTGTTAGTTTTCTTTGTGTCAGCATAAACACCCCCTTACCCCCTCTTTATGGAACACCTTATAATACCTTGTCAAGGGCTTTTCTAAGTACTTGATATTGTTAGGCTAATGCGTTGAGCATAAACTTTTCAATATGTCAAAAAGGATAAATTGATGTTTGCTTTGAAATGCTAAGGGGCATTTCGAGCAAGCCATTCATTTTGACATAATGCTAAGTCCATGCTCTTTATGTCTGCAATTCGGTAGGATATAAGCCATGACAACATCAAATAAACATTATACATATTATACAAAGAGTGATTTGTTCTATGCTTTTATACTCCGTAACGTTGTTCTAGTAACGCAATATAAGCTACGCAGTATATTACGAAACTAGGTACAACGTTGAATCATCTTCCAGTCCGTTTCCTTTTTCTTAGGCTACAAGAACTACGTTACACTATTCCTCTTCAAGGCATAGTTACACTTCGTTATCGTAGCTTACCCCTCATAGTAAATTGAATAGATGAAGAATTCAATTGACTACTTACTACACAAAAAAGGGACGTTGCTTCAGATGATAAACTTGTGTCGCACAAGTTAACAAAACAATTAGTAGCTTTGGTATCTATACTAATGTTGCTGATTCCGAGAGGACACACTCAG